TGGCGTTAACATTTTTGGTTACCAGCCCTCTATCGGTACAAGTTTTATCCCAATTTGGGAAGTAACTTCTGCATATCCTGCATACCTAACAACTGCTTCCACATTCACAATTGCTAGCGCTTCTGCATCAGATCAAAATGCAGTGGTGTTGGTGACTGGACTGGACGCAAACTACAACGTATTGTCTGAGCAAGTGCTTATGACAACTTCAACACCAAGTGGTACAACCGTTGGCAAGTATTTACGCATCAATGGATTGACACTAACCACTCCCGGTTCTGGTCAAAAAACAAACGTAGGCCAGATCACCGCCACTGCTTCAAATAGCAGTGTGTACGCTTATATCAATGCAGGTATTGGCAAAAGTCAAATGGCTGTTTATTCTGTGCCCAACAACTCAGAATATGACTTTACGCAAATCACCATCAACACCAATAACGCATACACATCGTCTACAACTTTGACTTATCAAGCTGTGGCGTACAACAATGCAACCGGTGTTCAATTAAGTGTTTTGCAAGAGCCATTCATCAATAACTTCATTGTGACCAAAACAATCCCATTCAAGTTTGGCCCAAGGACTGATATTCAATGGCAATTGAAAGCAAGTACAGGAACCGTAGCTGCTGGTATTGTGGTTGAAGGTTATCAGATCTTTAACGTAGATTCTGGGAACACCTAATCATGGCTAAGTCACCCGCATGGCAGCGCAAAGAAGGGAAGAATCCGAACGGCGGTTTAAACGCCAAAGGTCGGGCATCCGCAAAGAAGGAGGGGATGAATTTAAAGCCTCCCCAACCAGAGGGCGGATCAAGGAAGAAATCTTTTTGCGCGAGAATGTCGGGGATGAAAGCCAAGTTAACTTCAGAGAAAACGGCAAAAGATCCAAACAGCAGAATTAACAAATCTCTCAGAGCATGGAAGTGTTAAATGGACTCACATGACGCAAAAACAATGGCTGATGGAGCTGCGGTAGTCGTAGGACTAAGCGGCTTTATGCAGTGGTTTCCGCCGATTGTGGGGCTCGTTGGTGGTATCTTTACCGTCATTTGGATGGGTATCCGCATTTGGGAAACCGATACAGTTAGAGAATTAACAGGTCGAAAGGTAAACGATGCCAGCGACAAGTCTTAAACAAAAGCATTTGATGGATGCGGTGGCTCATAACCCTGCGTTCGCAAAGAAGGTAGGCATTCCGCAGTCCGTGGGTGCTGATTTTAGTGAAGCAAGCAAGGGGATGAAGTTCGGTTCAGGCCGTGCGGATCTCCAAGGTGTTAACAAGCCAAAGACCGACCACGGTGCTGCGGCACCATTTAAAAGAGGTGGAATTATGGAAAAGCATGAAATGCACGCACATCACATGAAGATGGCGCATCATCACTTGAAAGAGGCGATGAAACACGGTGGTCACGTCAAGAAGATGGCTTCTGGTGGAATGACCACTGGCAAACACGGTGTTGAAGAAAAATCTGGCATCACCACTGCCAAGATGGGTAAAGCCGAAGTGGGCGGTAAGCTCAAACACGGCGAACACACCATCCAGAAAAAAGGACACACTCGTGCTCTAGAAGAGAAGATGAGTGGTGGAAAACCCTTGGGTATGAAACGCGGCGGAAAAGCTTGCTAAAAAGGATCAATCATGAAACATCACGATCACATTGCTGACCACAAGCATCCTTTCCATAGTGGTGGAACTAAGCATCACGGTAAAACCGAGTTGCATCATGTTCAACATCCTCATCCCGAGGAGCATAGCCACATTCATGGAATGAAGCACGGCGGTCACGTCAAACATCACCACGAGCACATTGAGCACCATATGAAACATCATGGTAGCCATCATGCAGAGGGTGGACACATCCATCATCACGAGCACGTTGCTAAACACATGGCTCACCACGATGGATACAAACATGGCGGTCACGTTAAGCACCACCATGATCACGTCGAGCACCACATGAAGCATCACGATCACAAGTAGGAGCCAATCATGGCAAGACCAGGAGACGTAGCTGGATTAGCAGCATTAGGAGCTTTGGGCTATTTGATGAGCCAAAAGCAAGACGGTTCTAAAGTTCCGGTGACTGATTACAGTCAACCATCTACACCTGCACCTTCAGCGCAGGCTCCTGCTGCTCCTATGGACGACGAGAGTCAATGGGGTACTCAGACCGCAGGTCAACAAGCATATGCAAGTGCTGTCAATAGACCGCAAGCTGCACAACGACCTGTACAAGCCCCAGCTAGGGTTAGACCAATGAGTCCTGCTGATGCGCAGGCTTTAACTGCGTCGTATCCCGGGCAAGGTAGACCTGCTCAACCTGTTTATCCCAGTCAAGGTAGGGCCGCAACTGGGCCTATTACTTATAACCAAGGCGCTCGTTATGGCGCTGATGCTATCCCAGGTCAATCTGTACAAGCTCCTCAAGGTGGTCAACGCGCAGATAGTACTGAGTTAGGCAGGAATGTAACCAACGCATTGGGTTCTATGGGCGCAGCTGGAAGGCTTTCAGGTATTGGCAACATGGCTACTGAAGCAGCTACTGCTGGACGTGTTCAAAGAGCCTACAACGCCCAACAAGAAGCTCGTAGAGCCGCTGAAGGTTTGAGTCCTGCTGAAGTTGCTGCGTTTAAAAAGAAACTTGCTGAAGCTTCGTTTGAAGGCGGTATGAAAAAAGGCGGTAAAGTTAAAACCAAGGCTAAAGCCAAAGTTAAAAAGATGGCTTCTGGCGGTATGACTTCCAGACCAAATGCTTCTAAACGTGCTGATGGTATTGCTACCAAAGGCCACACCAAATGCAAAATGAGGTAAATCATGGAAAAACTACCAGATACAGGTGCAGGTGCCGGTCGTGGCAAACAAGGTGGCCCAACTGCTGAAGAGATGAACAAGAGAAATAGCGATAGCTATATGTCTCCTTCTGATCAGATGGCTATTAAAGAAGACGAAGATTTCAAAAAATACTCTGCCAAGAACCCAGACCAAGCCTATAAAAAGGGTGGAATGGCCTCTGCATCTAAGCGTGCTGATGGTTGCTGCAAACGTGGTCACACGAAGTATTGCGGCGGGGGCAGAACAAAATGAGAGCAAGCCGTGGCATGGGGGTCATTAACCCGTCAAAAATGCCGGGTAAAAAGATCATTCATCGCAAAGACGACCCTAACACGGTTGACATGTATAAACGTGGTGGCAAAGTGTGGGATACCCCTAATCCAGCCAAGAAACACAAAAAATTAAGTCCCGCCAAGAAAGCTGAGGCAAAGGCTATGGCGAAGAAAGCGGGCAGACCGTATCCTAACTTAATCGACAACATGAGGGCGTCAAAATGAGCTTACCTGATTTCATCCAGAACAATCTTGAGTATCTAATCGACGAATTAGACACTAGAGCAACACACCAACTTATGTCAAACGGTCACGTTGAAGATAAACTTTTGGATATCATCAATGGTTTAGAAAGCTTTCTTCCAGCACCCGTTGAGGCTCCTGCACCTGTTGTCGCTGTTGATCCTGCTTCTGTTGCTGTTGAAGAACCAGCGGCGGTAGCAGCTTTTATGGATGATGTACCCCACGAACAATTTGATCATCCCGAAGACATAATCGAAACTCCTGCGGCTGAATAACATGGCAAATACATCTGGATCATCAGCGTTTAATTTAGACCTCACCGAAGTGGTTGAGGAAGCATTTGAGCGAGTTGGTTCAGAGTCACGCACGGGCTACGATTTGCGTAGTGCTACTCGTAGCTTGAACATCATGTTTGCTGATTGGGCAAACCGTGGCGTGAATATGTGGACGATGGATTCCAACGTGATCAATCTGGTCCCAGGCCAGATAACCTATCCGTTGCCTTTGGACACTGTAGATTTGCTTGAGCATGTGATCAGAACACAAGCTAACGTGGCGGCAACCCAAGCGGATTTGACCATCACGCGTATCAGTGTTTCTACCTATGCCACACTACCCAATAAGATTCAGCAAGGCCGTCCTATTCAGGTATGGATTCAGCGTCTTGACGGCCAATCTTATTCAACCACCTTGACTTTAGCCCAGTCAATCAGCGCCACTGACACCACAATCACGTTATCTTCTGTGGTTGGTATTCCCAATACTGCCTTCATTCAGATCGATAACGAGACAATTTTTTACAGTTACACGAGCGGTAATACGCTTGGTAATTGCTATAGAGGACAGAACAATACCACGGCTGCGGCTCACACCGCCGGGGCTAAAGTGGTGTATCAGAACTTGCCATCCATCAACGTATGGCCTGCTCCAGACAACGCACAACAGTACCAATTTGTATATTGGAGACTGCGCAGAACCCAAGATGCGGGAACTGGCGTCAATGTCATGGACGTTCCTTTCAGATTTATTCCTTGCATGATTGCAGGTTTGTCCTACTATCTAGGGCTTAAAGCACCCGAAGGATTGCAAAGATTACCGATTTTGAAACAACAATACGATGAGGCATGGCAGCTTGCGGCAGATGAAGACCGTGAGAAAGCGGCGATTCGTTTTGTTCCTCGTCAACAGTTTATTGGATCGACTTACTAATGGGCAACAGGTTTGCTTCTGGTAAGAATGCGATCGCGGAGTGTGATCGATGTGGTTTTAGGTTTAAGTTAACTGTCCTTAAACGGGAAGTTATCAAGACCAAAAACTTTGAGCTATTGGTATGTCCAAGGTGTTGGGACCCAGATCAGCCTCAATTACAATTGGGCATGTATCCAGTCGATGACCCACAAGGTCTTCGTAACCCAAGACCTGACAGAAGCTATGTGCAGTCTGGTTTGCTGGCTGACGGAAGTCAGGGTGAAGGTAGCAGGATTTTTCAATGGGGATGGAACCCGGTGGGTGGCTCTCGTAATTTCGATGTGCCATTGACTCAAAATGACTTGATACCGGTGGTACAAGTTGGTACAGTAACGATAGCCGTAACATAGGAGTTTATGATGGCAAAAGTCGACAAAGAGGATATCAAGCAAGATAAAAAAATGATTGCAACAGCTATTCATAAACATGAAAAGCACGATCATCCCGGTAAGCCTTTGACTAAATTGGCTAAAGGTGGAAAGACCAATGCCAACATGTTGAAGTATGGACGTAACATGGCCAAGGTCATGAACCAGCGTTCATCTGGTAGAGGTGGCTAACATGGCTACATCTATTAAAGCTCCAAGCAAAAAATTCAACGGCCCAGCCGAAGAGTATGCCAAACCCCATACTATGGAAGACAAAACCATAGATGTTAATTCTGTTCACGCGGGCGTAGCCAACAATACAGAATATCTGCGTAATGCTAACGTATCTGTAGCGAATAGCCGCAGCAATGAGTACCCACCTACAAAGACTTCAGGTATTCAAATGCGGGGTACTGGCGCAGCTACCAAAGGCAAAATGTCTAGAGGTCCGATGGCATGAATTACACTCAGCTTAAACAACTGATTCAGGACTATACACAGAACTACGAATCTACATTCGTAGCGGATATTCCTACGTTTGTTGAACAAGCTGAACAGCGCATTTACAACTCTGTACAGTTTCCGTCACTACGCAAAAATGTGACTGGAGCTATTACACAGTACAACCAATATTTGGCGACTCCAAATGATTTCCTTGCTCCTTACTCTTTGGCTATTTACCCTGTCAGTGGCGGGCCTTATTTATATCTTTTAAACAAAGATGTGAACTATATGCGTCAAGCATATCCCGATCCCGCTAGTTATGGTCAGCCAAAGTACTATGCTCTTTTTGGTCCGACTGTCACTGGTGGGAGTATTACAAATGAGCTTACTTTCATTTTGGGCCCTACTCCTGACACTGCTTATACCGCTGAGTTACACTACTATTATTATCCTGTATCTATCGCGGATACCACTAATAATCCAAGTGGTACTTCTTGGCTTGGGGACAACTTTGATACCGTGCTTTTGTACGGCTCTCTTGTTGAGGCTTACACATTCATGAAGGGTGATCAAGATTTGATGACCATATACAATCAAAAGTATGTCGAGGCACTTGCTCTTGCTAAACGTCTTGGAGATGGTATGGAGCGTCGTGATGCTTACCGTTCTGGTCAATTTAGACAGGCGGTGACCTGATGGCTATTTACCAAGGCGCAACGACTAGTTTCAAAGTGCAACTTGCTCAAGGGCTGCACAACTTTGGGCCCACAAGTCCAAACACCTTTTACATTGCCTTGTATACATCTAGCGCGGCCTTGAGTGCCACGACAACAAACTATACAAGCGTGGGCGAAGTAACAGGATCAGGTTATACGGCGGGCGGCCAACAATTGGTCATCACTCAGACACCGACCTCTGGTACAACCGGAACCACGGCTTATTGGTCATTTGCAAATGCTGTTTGGAATCCAGCTGCGTTTACAGCTCGCGGGGCTCTGATTTACAATCAAACGCAAGGTAACGCATCAGTTTGTGTATTAGACTTTGGTAGCGATATCACTTGTACCAACTCATTCACAGTACAGTTTCCAGTTTCATCTAACACCACCGCAATTTTGAGGATCGCATAATGCTCGTTACAACTACCAAAGGCGAAATGGATGACTCCCTTCTTGAGAAAAAAGAAGGTGTAGTTGACGATGAAAATGAGTACACAACATGGGTTGAATACTGGTTGGATGGCGAGCTCGTGCACCGTTCAGCGCATGTGACTTTAAAGAAATCCCCCTTCTCTGATTTATTTGCGGCCTCTTTAGGCTAAAGGAAATATTGTGTTAATGGCATTAACTCATTTTTGTACATCTTGCAAAACGGAGAAGCCGTTATCATCATTTCCTATTCGTAAAACACATAGACCTGGCAAGCCTGTTTCTCAATGTATGACTTGCAAAAATGAATACAATAAACAGCACAGAGTTCTTAATAGAGAAGCAAGATTAAAGTCAGAACATAAAAGCCGATTAAAAAAATATTACGGAATTACTCCTGAGCAATACGATGAAATGTTTACGGCTCAAGGGGGGTTGTGTAAAATATGTAAAGCTGATAAACCTGGTGGTAGGACAAAGTTATTTTTTATAGATCATTGCCATAAAACCAAAAAAGTCCGTGGTTTGTTATGCATGAGATGTAATACAGGCTTAGGGTTATTTATGGATAATCCTGAATTTCTTGGTCAGGCAATTAAATATTTAATGGAGAATTAAAATGGCGAATCAGCAATCAATGTGTACTTCTTTCTTGGGTGAGTTGTTGAGCGCTACGCACAACTTTAGTTCTTCTAACCCCGCCCATACAGCAAACACCGCCGATACATTCAAGGCAGCTTTGTATGTGACAACCGCTACGATCAATGCGGCTACAACAGCATACTCAGCAACCAACGAAGTATCTGGTACAGGCTATACGGCAGGCGGTATTGCGGTAACAAACGCAACCAACCCAACATCTACAAACAGCTCATCTACGGCTGGAGTTGGATACTGGACGCCTTCGGCTAACTTGGTTTACTCCACAGTGACCTTGACCACTGCGTTTGATACTGTTTTGATCTATAACTCAACACAGAGCAATAAGGCGGTTTCAGTTCATACGTTTGGTTCACAGACCATCACGGCTGGTACATTCACTTTGACAATGCCTTCCAATACAACGACAACTGCTTTATTGCGTTTGTCTACAACTTGATAGGTGACTTATGTCATTTGGGTGGGGCAGTGGCCCTTGGGGTAACGGCACTTGGGGTTATGGTGGTCTTCCACTAACAGGTGACGTTGCTTCTGGTGCGGTAGGTACTGCATCCCCAAATATCACAATTGCATTATCAGGAGTTGGTGCTTCTGGTAATGTAGGATCAGTTACTGAGGCGGATACTGAGAGTTTAAGTGGCGTTAATGCCGC